CCCTAAGACTCATAAGCAATCTACTCGGGTGAATGTTACTCATCCTTAGCTTTGCATTTCTATACATAGCCGTCTTTTCTTTCTGAGCTCTTCTAACAATATATTCCTGAACCCCAAGCTTAGTGCTGAGTATCATGTATTTTATGTATGCGTATATAAATTCTTCAGCCAATTTATTTACAACCACCTCAGAATCATTTCCCATTTCCAATCCATCAGATATATACTCTATAACAACTTCTTTACCTGACATCTCAGAACTAAAATTAATAACGCCTGTGCGCTTATCTATTCTAAACGTAGGGTTGATATTAGCTGTCTCCGTGTTAAGGCCATAGCGAGCTCCTATTGCTCTTTCAAAGTACCAATAACCATTATCACAATATCCCTCGCATCCGTTCATTAAACCCTCTCCTAGATACATACTTTTATCCAGGTTTTTAATTCTTTTGTAATCCACCTCTGAAGTTCCTTCAAGTATTCCGCCATCTTTATCAAATAATATTTTAGCTTCATGGTCTTGCAAATAACTTCGTGAATAGTTTATCTGAATATTTTCAACAAGAGGTCTAAGCTCTCCATCTTCATACATTGATATTCTGACATAGTTTACGTAATCGCTTGGAAGAACAAGCCTGATTCGGTCATCAAGAGATTGCTGAAGAACCTTAACCTCACGCATAGCGTCATAGTTAAGCTCCTGTATACCTCTCTTTGCGTGAAACAAAACCTTATATCTATCTATATTGTTGATTAGCTCATGGTTTCCAACATACATAAGCATAAAATTATTAACAACGTCAGCAAGAGTAATGTATTGGTACGAACCCCAGTTCTCATCACCTTGACCTAAGCCGTCATTTTCGTAATATTTAAAATTAGATATATAAGCCATCTTATTGTTCTTGTTGTTGTTCTTTTAATTCCTGATTGCTTCCAAAGCTAACAAGGTCTCCTTCTCTAATTGATACCCCTGCATACTGTAATATCTTCATTACAATAGAAGGCTCGTCAGATTTAGGTAATTCAAAATCCTGATAATCAACAGCCGTTCCGTCAAACACAGGCTCTCCGTCTGTTATGTTTATATAAGTCCATTTCGGGTCTTGAGGGTATCTAATGTACTGAGCGCTAACGTCAGTAGCTCCTATAATAGTATCTGGATATACAGTAATAACATTCCCGTTTAAAACGTAAGCTGGGTATGTTGTGGTTGGAGCTGTAAGCATAGAGTTTGCAAGCATAATAATTTTAGCCTGACTAACTCTTTCAACCTCCGCAGTTCCGTACATAATCCTGTTCATTAAATAATAATCGTCAGGAAGATTGTATGTGTTGTCTATAGCTTGAGTTAATGTGTCTACTATAGAAAAAGAATCTATAACTTCTTCAAGTCCTTTGGTAATATCAGCGTATCCTGTGCCTGATTGTCTTAGGTTTTCTTTTCTAATCTGTGCGTTATACTCATAAAAGTAATCCTCAAACAAATCAAGCTGCGCCTGTTTTGCATACAGATTGAAATCATTTGGAGATATGTATCCGAAGTTGTTCTTGTTAGCTATAGCTAACACTGTAGTTCTTACAGAATCTATCATCGTGAAAATTTATACAAAGATAAGCAAAAAAAGAAAGGCCCCTAAAAATAGAGGCCCTTACACAAACAGAAAGCATAACGAGTATTACTCGTCAATATCTTCGACTTTACTCTTAAGGATTTTCATTACCTCAATACCTTCATCTGTTTGAAAGTATGATGCCAACATGTAGGCTGGGTCTTCTCCAAAAGGAACAGTCATAATCTTTTTCTTGTTAGACTTAAGATTGTAGTAAATATCGCGCTTGTTGTTTTTAAGCGTTACAACTTTTTCATCAAACAACTTATGAGTCAAGTTGTGAAGTTTAAGCATTGGGTCGTTTAAAGCTTCAAGAAACTCGACAGGATTATTCTTAGCGAATACACGAACATCTCGCTTCATTTCAGCGCTTGTCATCTTGTCAATATTCTGACCTAATAACACACGAGTTAAAGTTTCTAACATTTCCAAAGTTAAATCACGAGCTTGCAATTGAGCTTCAAGTTGATAGTCTAAAGTCTCTACTTGTTCAGCAGCATCTTTTTCATTATCAATCTCAACAAACAAACTTCCAAAGCCAGGGTGGTATGATAAAAACTCCTGAAGCACAGGGTTTGTTTTTGGAACATACAAAAGCCCGTCTTCAAAAATAATAGGCTCAAGAACGGCGTTACCGTCTTGCTCATCTAGGAATGGTGATTTTTGGTTTCGGGCATATCTAAGTTCTCTGTTTATTTGCCCGTCAAAATGAAGAAGTGGTTTTCTCCTTGAGCTTCTTGCTTGAACCATATAACTCAGCGGAGTAATTTTTCTTTTTAATCTGTAAACTTTGTCCGTAAGGACGGCTTGTTTTTTTGCCATTTGAATATAATTTTAATTAAAGTTAAAAAAAAGGGGGAGAGAAACTCCCTCCCCCATAGAATTATTAGTCTTCGAATAAGAAGAAGTTGTTAGCACCAAGTACACAAATTGCACGCTCAGACAAGTAGTTAACTTGCATTGCATCAAGGTCGCTTGTAGCAGCGCCTCCAGCAGAGCCTGTAATCCATGTTTTGTACTTACGGTCTTCAGTCTCAGAAGCACGGTAACGAACGTGTAGGAACGGACGCTTTGCGTTTTTGCCAAGCACCTGGTCGTAAACTGTAGTTGAACCAGCTGGTACAAGTACTCCGTTTACAGCTCCACCTACAACTCCACCACGCATAGTAGCATCGTTCAAGTATTTCCAGTCAGACTTGTAGAAGTCATATCCTCTACGGAATCCTGTAAATCCAAGATTTAACGCCATGTCAGTATCGTTATCGAACAATCCGTAAGATACACCACCAGCAGCATTGCTTGATTGAGCAGCCAACATATCATCAATGTCAAAGCTCAATTGACGGTCAACGAAAAGAACATTCTCTTCGATAGCACCCTCTTTGTCAAGACGCTTGATAACCTGGTCAACATTGTCAAGAGTATCTAAAGTACCTCCGTCAGCAACGTTTCCTTCGGTTTCAATTTGGTGGAACATACCTTTAGAACCACTAAGGTCAGCAGCACCAGCGCCAGCAGTAGTATTCTGTAAGTAATCAGCAGCACCAGAAGCAGCCTCAGCAGGAACAGCCTCAATCATTGCAGTCTCAAGGTAGTCCTCAAAACGTAGACGAGTTTCATGCTCAGACTTAATATACCACAAGAATCCGGTTGCACCGTTTTCAGTAGTTACTTCAATCCAACCGATTTGAGCCATATCAGAACCAGAAACAGCATACTTCTCTTTCAAGATGATAGGCTTGTTCTCGTAGATATTGTCCTCAGCGTCAACTGAAATTAAGTCAGATGCATCAGTTCCTTTGTTGTACTCAGAACCGTAAACAAATACAGTAAGAGTATCAGTAGCAGCAAATGTTTGACCAGCAGCCTCATAGTAAGCTACATCAAAAGTATTAGCAGTAGGGCTAACAGCTGTAATAATTCCTTTGTTAGAACCAGCGTTAGTCACTGTGTCGTTATCTGAAATCATAACTGTCTGTCCAACTTTCAAAGGAAGTTTCCCAGCGGCAGGAGCTCCAGCATCTGCAACAGTAATAGTAGCTGTAGTATCTGTAGCTGCTCCATCAGAAGAAGCGTTGATATATTTAATGTGTAAGCGTCCTTGCTCAGCCCATTTGATAAGGTCAGAGTTAGAAGGCATCTCAGCACCTACCATTCGAAGGAATGAAGATACAGAGCGGTTTCCGTAGCGCTCAAATTCTTTTTCCATCAAATCAGGAAGGTATTGTTGAGCGAATGTAAAGTCATCATTACCAAGATAGTTAGTGCTTAAAGCAACTCTCTCAGCTGATGGTTGTAATGCCGTACTTGTCGGCGTAATAGTAAAAGCCATTTTTTATTTTTTTAGCGTTTGTTAGTTATTTTTATTACTCTTTATTTTGAGTCCTCTACCACTACTATCATCCAAAGCTCTAACACTAAATCCTGATTTGTTCATATCTTGAGGGGCTTGTCTAACTCCCATGTCAATGTTTTTTGCTTTTTTAGTAACATCGTCAATAGCGTTAGCCTGGCCCTGCTCGTAGAAATATCTAGCGAACTTATCAGGGTTCATTGCAACAGCAATAGATTTG